AGCAGTTTCTACTAGGGCAGAGTAAATCAAACTACTTAAGCTGGAACAGCGAGTGCAACAGCAGAACCGTCACGCAACTCTTTAGTACCAAAGAGTGTATCAGCAGTGAACAATGTACCGAGGTACTCTTGCTTGTACTGAGTTTGTGAACGAACAGCCATTTGCTCAGCTAATACTGCAAAGTCACGATGACCTAGCAAGCAGATACGAGCAGCACCAGAACCAGAAGTTGTATCAGCGTTGCTGGAAACAAATACTGGAACACCGTACAAGTTACCAATTTCACCGTTACGGATTGTGTTCTGACCACCAGCTTCACCTACGAAAGCTTGCTCAGTGTAACGAGCTAAGCCCATCAAAGTGTTACGTGTTGATGGAGGAACGATCAAGAAGCGACCATCCATTGGAACATCGTTGTCATCCAAACGCTGGATAGAACGACGGATAGCTGCGTCAGTGATAGCTGCTTCGTTGTTAGAAGCTGCAACATATGCAGTTGTACCGTTAGAACCAATGTAAGCACCGCTATAAGCAGCAGTACCGCCACCACTTTGAACACCACGACCCAACTGGATCAATGTGCTATCAACTTGACGAGCAAGTGCATAGCCAGCATCATCAGTGTAGAACTGACGCATAGAAGCCAAAGCCTGAGCTTCAACGATATCTTCGATCAAGATTGAATATTCCCAATGCTGATCGATAACTACGTTAACTTCAGTAGCTGTGTCTGTGTTTAATGTTACTTGAGTAGAAGCAGCTTTTGCGTTAGCAGAGCCACGACCTGGTTTTGGAATATGTAGTGTGTCGCCTTTCTTACCTTTGAAAGCAATCTTCTTGATAAGGTTAGCTAGAACTAAATTCTTTTTGTAAGTAGCAACAACTTCGTCACTCCAGATTTCTGGAATAAACTTATTAGCTGTTGTAATTGTTTGATGATCTGTACCTAAAGCCATTTTAAATCTCCTAAAATTGTAATGTTATTTTACACGACCTTCGTTATAAGCTTGCATGATATCATCTTGCATATTATTATAACGCTCTGGGTCTTGCATTCTTAAACGAATTAAATCGGTACGACGATAAATAGGTTTGGACATTTCTCCTGAGCCTCCTTGCTGGACTCCAGCAGCTTTGAGCGTCTTTGACCTAGCTTCAACTTCGACCTTCTTCAGTGTTTCATCAGCCTTGTTAGACTTCTGTTCTTGGTATCCCTTTAAGGACTTGTAATTCCCTAAGAGTTCCATCGCTGAATCTACGTCATAGTTATTAGCCTGGGCAAATAGTTGCATACGAATCTTAGAAGCTTGTACCCATTGGGCAAAATCTTCAGACTGAGCAACACTCATAAAATCAGGATGTGATTTCTCAATCATTTGTAAGGCAACTTGCTTCTGTTGTTCAGCTTGTTGTTCTTTCAATTGCTTGAGAATTGGGTTATTCTCCACTGCCTGATTCACTGCTTTTGCAGGATCTTCAAACCAATCAATCTCTTGTTGTTGTACAGGCTGTACGTCGTTCTTTGTAGTATTGAGTTGTTGCTTGATATACTCATCCAGTAACTTACGACTTTCTCCAACCTCTTGAGCCTGACGACCAATAAGCTTCTCAGCTTCTTGATGCATCTTCACGATTTGGTCTAAGGATTTACCCTTATACTTTTCGGGAATGTCTGGTTCTGTTGCTAAGTTATCTGAAGTTTCTACTTGTTCAGTAGGTTCAGGTTGTGTAGCAGGTTGAAGACTATCAAAATTACCTTGGTCTTCTTGCACTTCAATTATTTCAGCCATGTATTACTCCTGTCGCATTGCGATTTTAGGACATTAAAATGATTCGGTGGTCAAGAGTTGCCATTTACGAACCGTGATTAGCATTTGTTTTCCTCTCCTGTGCCAGCTTCTCAGCTCTCACCCTCTCCCATCTATCCGAAGCAGATGGAAAAAGCCCACTAAAAGGTTCTAAATAGATCCCAGTAGGGGAGATGATGCGACTTGCCTTGTCGCCACACTCACTACACTGAACTTCTTTTATGTCAACATCGACGAAGGCTTCAGTGTTATGTGAATTCTTGCATTCAAAATCAAATAGTCTTCTAGGCATCTTCAGTTTCATCCTGAAGTTGTTCGTAGACTTCACTACTTGATTCTCTTAAAGTCTTAATCCAGTTCATGATGGACAGTTCGCCCTTCCTGAAGTGGAGTTGTTCTGTTGTTTCTATTCCACTAATCGTATCAGTGGATTTCATCATTAGTTCTATGTCTTCGATTAGATCAGCCCACCCCTTGGTAGCCATCATTCCAAATCTATCTTCATAGTACTGCTGTAATTCTTTATTCATTTAACTTTTTCCTTGACAAGGGAGTAAATGTGTGTTAGTGTATTAATATTATAACATACTTTTCTTAAAAAGTCAAGCTTTTATTTAACTTTCGATGCCATTTGAATCATAGCAATTCGTTCATTAGACTGAATGTCAGCCTCTTTAAGGGCTGTATTAGCCACTTTAAGGATGTTATCGATAGGGGATACCTGATTCTTAGATTGTGCAGCCATAGCCTTAATCTGAGTCTCTATAGGGATTACCTGAGTCTGTGCTCCAGACTTCTGAGCATTAGCCATAGCCAAAGCAGCTTCAGCTTGGGTCTTCTGTAGACCAGCTTCTGCAGTAGCCAAGGCAACCTGCTGCATTTGAGTCTGTCTTTGCTGTTGTTCTGGGTCAGGCTGACTCATCTTCTGTAGCTGAGCAATGATAGCATCTCTGTTAGATAAGCTAGAAGACTGGATAATACCTTGTAACAGTACTGGAGTAATAGGACTTGTAGGTCCAAGGGTCTGCATCAAGCCAACTAGCTGTTGTTGTTCATATTCACGAGCAACCATACCCATTGTAGATACAGGTACAAACTTAAAGTCTTTAACTGGATAACGCTCAGGATCAAACTGCATAAATCTCCACGCAGCCTTACGAATGAATGGGATTAGGAAGTCTTCTTGGAAGTTAATAAGAGCACGTTTGTTCTTCTTCATCAAACCAGACAGAGCCATAGACATGCCAGCACCTGAAGCTTCGCCACCAGCTACTTGACCTGGCATAGATGAACTATCTAGAGTACCAGTAGCAGCTAATAACATCTGTTGGAAGTTCTGAGCAGTCTGAAAGTTAGCAGGATCAGTAGTACCAAACTTAAATGGCATCATGATCTCATTAGGATTGCCGTTAACCAAGAGGTTCTTACCTGGTTTAACTTCATACTTAGCACCACGAGGTAGACGTGTAGCGTCCATAGCCATCATTGGTGCAGTAGTTAGTGCTAGAGAATCTAAGTGACTACGGATCTGAGCATCAATAGCTTTCTGCATATTGTAGCCCTTCTCAGCAGTACCACGACCCCAGAATCTACCAGGCATAGCATCAGCTTGGTAGGAAACAATAGGTCTGTCCTTCATCATATAAGGAGAAGGTTCAGCTTTGAGCAGGTATTGATTGTCTGCAATAACAACTACAGCCTCAACCATGTCAGAGTAGTGGTCAGCAACAGACTCTTCTGGGAATAACTCAATAGTAGTCTCTGATGCCTCTAATCCTTCAAGCATATCACGAGGAACAAGACCATAGTAACGGATTACTTGAATCTTATCAGCACGAGAAGGTACTGGTTCTTGTGTCTCTTCTAATCTAGTAGTTCCATAACCAGGAACTACGTTAACTTTACGATAGATACCCTTCTCAATACCCTGAATGATGGTATAGTAGGACATGTATTCTTCAATTGCTACACCTAAAGATGTTTCAACTGTAGTAGCATTAGGGTCAATCAGGAAGTTACGTGGATTGACAGGGTTGATGCCCACCATAAACTGCTTCTTCTCTTGTACACCGATGGCAGCCATGCCTGTACCATCAATTGGCTGTGTATCAGGAGACATAACAGTCTGCTCTTCTACTACAATCTCACCAATACCTGTACCATACATCTCAGCTAAGAGAATAATGTCATCAATAGACTTCTTAACACGACTAAACTGGAAGTCTTCGTGCATTTGACGACGTACTAATTCAATATCTGCAGGGTTCTGGTCTTGTAAGTCATCAGTAATATCAAAGAAATCACCACGACCAAAGAC